GAGCTTGTGAACGTTCAGAACTTCGCAAACGGTAAAATACGCCAGTTCGGTGTGTACAAAGACAGTAGCGCGTTAACAGCGGCTAACGTTATTGCGCTGAACGCGGTTTGCCAGGGCCTTATCGACGCACACAAAGAAACCGTAGCGGTTTTGGGTGCCGACATAAGCGCAATCACAGACCTTACAACCTTGCCGGATATGTCGGCACAGAATAGCCCCTGGGTATTGGTTGACATTGGCCAGGATGGCGAATCGCAAGGCTCATTCTTATTTAACACCTATGGTAAATCAATAACATCATTAGGTGCAACGTTGGGAGCGCTGGCACTGGCTAAGGTTAACGAATCAATTGCATGGGTTGCAAAGTTCAACTTTTCCGATGGCGTCGAGTTCGATGTGCCAGCCATTGCAAACGGCGACATCGTTGCAGACGAAAACGGAACGGTTGACGAAAACCTGCTAGATACGTTAGAGGCACGCGGTTATACATTCCTGCGTAAGTTTGTTGGGTCGGTTGGTACATACCGTAACGAAACCAGGACCGCAGTTGCAGCCGATAACGATTACGCATATATCGAAAACGGCCGAACAGTTCAGAAAGCGCAACGCGGAATATATGCGGGCTTACTGCCAGCACTAGGCGCGCCGGTTTTCTTTAACGAAGACGGTACATTGTCAGATTACACCATTGAGTACTTTCAGGAACTTACCGAAAAGAACCTGGTTCAAATGGGAAGGGACGGCGAAATTAGCGACTGGTCGGTGTTAATTGACCCAACGCAAACGCCGTTAGTTACTGGCGAATTCGTTGTTTCGGTTGAGATTTTGCCGGTAGGTGTAGCACGAAAAATATTAGTTAACATCGGCTTTACAGTCGCAACCCAACAATAATATGCCACAACAACCTTTATTAATTAACGGCGTGAACTACGCCTGGGCAAACATAACATTGGCTTTATTTGGTGTGCCACTATACGGCATAACAAAAATAAACTACAAGAAAAGCCAGGTTAAGGATAATAACTACGGGTTGGGTAAAGAACCAATAAGCCGCGGTTATGGCATGGTCGAATATGAGGGCGACATTGAAATATATGTCGATGAACTTAAACGACTATCCGCAGCAGCGCCAGACGGTGACATTTTGAAAATACCCTGGTTCGATATTCCGATCATATACAGCGGCGACGGCGTACTGGTAAGAACTACAACCTTAAAGGCGGTAGAGTTTAAAGAAGACCCTTTAAGCGCAAGCCAGGGCGACACAAAGCTGGTAGTTTCTGTTCCGTTGATAATCGGCGGAATTGTACACAAGTAAAAAGAGCAAAAACATAACGGCCGGTAACCTGAACAGTTACCGGCTTTTTAAAAAAAAACAAACAAACACAAAAAGGTCATGGCAAAGAAAGCAGAAAATGAGAAACACATAATGGAGCAAACTCCCGAAGAAATTTTGCAGCTTGCAATAGAAGATACCGCGAAAAAACTAGAAGCCGAAAAGGGTGTACCTGTTCATGCATTTGTGTTTTACGACTCCAAAGACACAGATAAAAAGGACCCTGTTATCGGTTATATGTTTGAACCGGACCTAATGACTAAGATCAGGGTATTAGATAAATCTAGCACGTTGGGTGACTTTGCAGGCAGTCACGAAATGCTGCAATTGTGTCTTATTAAGGAGGCCAGCGATAAGCGCATATACTCAACTCAACGCATACACGATAAATATGTGTTAGGCGCGTGCCTGGAAGCCCAAAAAATGATACAGATCGCGTTAAGCCAGTTTAAAAAAAAATAACACGATATAATGTAACGAAGCAAAGCAGCGAGTTTTCAAAAATCGGTGCAATGCTTCGTTTCTATTCAAACTTTACCTTGGACCCGAAAAATATGTCAGACGACGAATTTTTCGAAGCATGGGGCCAGTTGTCGTTCGCGCTTGAACAAACCGGCCAAATGAATAAATAATACCAATGGCAGACCAAACAGTTAGATATACCCTCACCCTGTCCGACCTGCTTTCCGGTAAACTTGAACAGGCGGACGCGAAGGCAAATAAATTCGACACCACAATGTCGAAGCTACAAAGCACCATTAACGGGGTAGCCGCCGCCGCCGGAATTGCCTTTGGTATTCAGGGCGTCAAAAGTTTTATGGGTAGTGTTATTGAGGCCGGCACAACCGTTGAAGATGCCAGGACCGGGTTAACTACGTTGTTACGTGATTCGGGCAAAGCCAACGAGGTCATTAAAAACACAATGGAAGATGCAACCAAAACGCCGTTTGCGTTTGAGGGGTTGCTTAAAGCCAATAAAGCATTGATAGCCGCGAACGTTGAAGCCGGCGAAGCCCGCGGCACCGTGTTGGACTTGGCCAACGCAATAGCGGCCAGCGGTGGCGGTAACGTTGAGCTTGAACGCATGGTGGTAAACCTGCAACAAATTAAGAATACAGGAAAAGCAACCGCAACCGACATTAAACAATTCGGTATTGCGGGCATTAACATATACGAAGTACTGGCCAGGGCCACCGGTAAAAACGCCAACGAATTAAAGGACGTTGAAATAAGTTATAAGACGTTAGCGCAGGCACTTGCAATTGCTCATAAGGAAGGCGGTTTATTTGCTGGTGGACTTGAAGCAATGAGCGGAAACACCAGTGTACAAATTTCGAACCTGGGCGACGCGCTATTTCAATTAAAGGTTCGCATGTTCGACGATCTTAAACCAGCCATTACCGCCGCGGTGCAGGTAGGAATGGACTTTATAAAATGGCTTAGTGACGGTTGGGAGTGGGCGAAGCGAAATAAAGACATGATAGCCGCGGTTGCTAAGGGTGTTTTAGTCGGCGTTGCAGCATACAAAGCGTACACGCTTGCGTTAAAGGCCAGTGTATTGTGGACCAAAATCCAATACGCAAGTATTACCATATTGGGCGACGGGTTTTTAACCGCAAGCGCTGGAACTAAGTTTTTCGCGGGTACGTTACAGATGTTAAAAGGCGCGTTACTAACTAACCCAATTGGGTTAATGGCTGTAGCCGTTGGCGCGTTGGCGACTGCTTATTTTGCATTTAGCAAAACGGCAGACACCGCGCTAAACTCGAACGAAAACTTTAACGCGTCGTTAATGAAAACGGCCGGCATCGTTGACAAGGTGCAGTTAAAGTTATCTGGCGGCATCCTGGGCGGTAATAATGCCGAAATAATGGGCATGAACGCCGCGCAGTTGACACAATACCGTGACGACGCGCTTAAACGCGAAAAAGAACTGGCCGACAAGATCGCAGAAAATGAGGGCCGCATTGTCAACATGTCCAAATTAAGCATGAAGACGGGGACAATGCAGAATACCCTGGCAAATATTAAAGCCCTGGAAGACGAAAACAGGGTGTTGCAGGCAAACGTGGCAAACTTTGCGTCTTTAAGAAGTCGCGCAGAAAAAAGGTTAAAGGAGTTACCTAAGCCTAAAGTCGATTTAACAACCAATAACCTGGATTTAAAAAGCACCAGCAAGATAACAGGTAATAAAAGCGTTAATATTACAATTAATATCAACAACCTTATAGAAGAATTCACGGTTAAAACGGTCAACTTGGGCGAAGCTATGCCGGAAATTAAAGGCAAGGTTATGCAGGCTTTGACAAGTGCAATTAATGATAGTCAAATAATAGGACAACAATAATATGCCAAACAGAGATATACAAAGCATAGCACAAAGAATTGGACCAAACACGCCGGCGCAGTTCGTCGGCGTTGGTTCAACTACGGTGCAGGCATTGTTAAGAGCGTATAACATGCCACGTACAACACCGGTGTACAAGGAAAACAACGAGTTCGACGGTAAAATACCCGCGGGGCCTTATGAGGACCCCGGCTATTATATAGGCTCATTGGGCAACCCGGTTGTTGCAGATATTGAATTGATCGGTGGTACGTATTATAGCGAAGATATGAGGCGAACCGTTAGCTATTCCGACGTGAAGCTGGAAACGGTTTTGGTTGCAGTTGCCAGGCCAAAACGGATTATAAAAACAGATATTACTGGCGGCGACAACACCGTAAAGGAATACATAAATAAAGGCGACTGGCAGATCACTATTAACGGCGTCATTACTGGCGGAAACGGTGTTTATCCAACGCAGGCAGTAATGGCGTTGCATGAGCTTTGCGAAGCGCCGGTAACCATACCGGTAATTTCCTGGTATCTGCAAAACCTTAAAATTTTCAACCTGGTAATTGAAAACTATTCGTTCGACCAGGAACCTGGCGGCATTAGTAAACAAAATTTCACGCTTAACTGCATAAGCGACAAACCAGTCGAATTATTATTAGTACGATGAATGTACAAGGTATGTACCGAGTTGTTGGTAATGTTCGTATTGAACAGACGCCGAACGCCGATTTTCCAGACAGAAAGCGCGTTTTTGAATATGGCTTTTTGACCGAATACGAATGCACTGATTCGTGGACTAACCTAACGAATGAGTGCAAAATTGTTATTCCTAAAAACGTATATGTACGCGACGCAAACGACCGCCTGGTAAGCCTGGCAGGCACTAACGTAAATATAGGCGGCTTTAGTTCCAACGCGCCGTTATTAATGCGCGGCGACAAAGTGTCGCTAACTGTTGGGTACAGGCATTATGATAACAAGGGTAACGAGCTGTTAACCACGTCTCAAATATTTACCGGGTTCATTCGCCAGGTCGGCAGCAAGATGCCGATTATGCTAACCTGTGAGGATAACATGTATTTATTGAAACAAATACAGACATCAAATAAGACATACCCGGCAGGCACAACGCTTGAAAGCATTGTTTCGGATATGTTGGCCGGAACCGGCTTTACTGTTAATGCACTCACTAAAACAACGCTAGGCGAATTCACGACGCACAATGAAACGGTTGCACAGGTATTGGCCAGACTAAATAAAGACTATCATTTTTACGCATACTTTCGAGGTAGCGAACTGCGCGTGGGTAGTGTTGTTTATCTTGAACAAGACGCGGTTAATGCAGGCCGTAAGATATTCAAGTTTCAACATAACATAATTTCCGACGC